TTGGACTGCAACCACAACCTCTCTAAACGTGGGTGATACTTTCACCATTGGTGGCTGTTTTAACCGTAACCCGCAAACTGGCCTTTCAACAGGTGAGCTTAAGCGGTTCGTGGTTGCCACTAAAACTGTTACCGATGGTTCTGGTAACTCGACCATTACAATTGGTGAAGATGGTATTATCTTGAGTGGTGCACGTCAAAACGTCATTAACGCAAGTGGGACTTCGGTTATTGCGGACAACTCGACAATTACCGTTACCTCTGGTGCTTCTGGTGTTACATCAAAACAATCGCTTGTTTTCCACAAGAACGCATTTACCTTTGCAATGGTTCCACTTGCCAAAGTGCCTAGCAATTTGGGCGTTATGTCAACCGTTGTGCAAGACAAGATGAGTGGGTTGTCTATCAGCATGAAAGAAGCTTATTCAATCGAAACCAACCAGCGTGTTGTTCGTTTTGATGTGCTTTACACATGGCTAGAAACCTATCCACAAATTGCTTGCCGAATCCTCGGTTAACCCAATCTTATAGGAGTGATTATCATGGCTGTAGCCACTACAACTAACAAAGTTTCTTTGTTACAAAACGCTATTAATGTTCAACCAGATACTATTAGGCAGACTTTTAGTATTTTCACTATCGCCGCCGCTGGGACAACTCAAGCGACGGGGACTGCAATTGGCAATGACAAACCATTTGTTCTTATCAGCAATAACACTGCTGCTAACGGGGTTGTTTTGCCAACTGCCGCCTATATTGGCCAAGAGATTACGGTTTTCCCACAATTGGTTACCAACGCACCGTTGGTATATCCTCCTGTTGGCGGGACTGTAAACAATGGTACGGCCAATGCTGGCGTAGCAACACCAGCACGCAAGGCGGTTAAATACATTGCTGTTGACCGCACTGGCCTAAACTGGGTTACCGTAGGACTGTAATCATGGGACGCAGACCAAAGGATTACATTGCTTACACGCAAGAAGATGATGAAGTTCAAGGTTCGGAGTCGGAGGTGGTTGCAAATGCCATCTCCGACGAAGAATGGGAACGTCGCACCAAACTTGATGTTAGCAACCCAGACTATATAAACCCATCTTACGATAGGTAGGTTATGGCCTACACAGCCCTCAATCTGATAACCGACGTGTTACTAGATATGGGCGTTATAGCTGACCAAGAGACCCCCACTGCTTCCCAGAGCGTGGGGGCATTGGTTAAGCTGAACGACCTTATTGAGTCATGGAATCTTGACCCTCAAAAGCTATATGGGGCGACCGAGTACATCATTCCTTTTGTGGCCAATAAAGCAACTTACACCATAGGGATTGGTGGGGACTTAAATGTTGCCCGTCCTAACGGCACTTATGCAGCTTTTGTTCGCAACACCAATGCAACACCATCGCAGCAGCAAGATATTCCAATTACTGTTTTAACTGACCAACAATGGGCTGATATTCCTGTTAAGGGCATGACTGGAACATTCCCTTATGCGGTATGGTTCAACATGACCAACCCATTGATAACGGCTCATGTAACCCCAGTTCCTACAGGTTCTAATTATAGCTTGGTATTTTGGGATGCTAACGATAACGCCACGCTTGCGTTAAACACGGTGCTGGATTTGCCACCTGGATACAAACGCGCCATGAAATACGGTTTGTTTATTGAATTGGCTGCTGGGTATCAGATTCCAGTTCCTGCTAGTATTGCAGGCCTTGCTATGTCATCAAAAATGGCCATTGACCGTCAAAACCTTAGCATCAATACTTTGCAAACCAGCGGAATGACTCGTTACGACATCTTTAGCAACACTCTAAGGAATGTGTAATGGACGCGGGGGTGGTAGGCGGGTCATCACAGCAAGCCTCGCTGCCATTTAATGCCGAACGCACGGTGAATATGTACGCCGTTCTTGACCAGCAGGGCAAGAAACCAGCCTCACTATATGCGCGGCCTGGCAATGCTGTTTTTGCCACCTTGGGTTCTGGGGCAGGTCGCGGTGCTTTTGCGGCTACCAACGGGCGTGCATTTGTTGTTTCTGGCTCTCAATTATACGAATTATTGGCTGGTGGGACAGGGACTGTACTAGGTAGCCTTCTTACCAGCTCTGGCGACATTACGATGGCTGAAAATGGCGTGCAGTTGGCCATTTGCGATGGGGTTGACCTGTATATCCTGACTTACGCTACAAATACGTTCCAGCGCGTTGTAAATCCAAATTTGCCTAGTGCAGCAAGCGTTACGTTTCTTGATGGGTATTTTGTTGTCAATCGTTCGTTTACAAGTGGGATATTTCAGATTTCCGCTCCGTTTGATGGGCTTAACTGGGCGGCATTAGATTTTGCTAGCGCTGAATCATCGCCAGATAGTTTGTTGCGGGTTGCGGTTGTGTTTGGCCAGTTGTTTTTGTTTGGTGATATTTCTATTGAACCTTGGAACAACACGGGCGCAGCAACATTTCCATTCCAGCGGGTAAACAGTTCTTCGCAAATATCGGTTGGTGTTGCTGCACCCAGCACTATTTTGGAATTAGACAACACTGCATTTTGGGTTGGCAAAGACAAAAATGGTACTGGTGTTGTTTACAGGGCAGACGGCTATTCTCCGAAACGAATTTCTACAGAAGCGGTTGAATTGCGTTTACAAGCCGCCCCATCAATATCGACGCTAAAAGCTATGGCCTATCAAGAGGCTGGCCATACGTTTTACATCATCACTGGCGGCGGTATGGAAACCGCACAAGTCTATGATGTTTCAACAAATTTATGGACAGAGTGGTCGTATTTTAACAGTTCAGGCAATTATGAATTGCCGTTAACAAATGATTTATTTTATGCTTTCGGCAAAACTCTTGCCCTGGATAGAGCATCTGGCAAGGTTTATGAGCAATCATCAAAGTATTACTCTGATAACGGTGAAGAAATAGCGTGCGATAGGATTTTTACTCATATATTTGATAATGGCAATCCGTTTTTAATTAAGAATCTTATATTGAATTTTGAAACTGGTGTTGGCAATACAACTGTCGAAAACCCAAAGGCCATGCTTTATCTTTCTAATGACGGCGGCAGGACGTTTTATACTTACTATGAAGCATTTATGGGCAAGGCTGGCGAGTTTCTTTCCAGGGTGGTTTTTTGGCGTTTGGGCAGGCATCGGCAATGCACGTTTCGCGTGCGTGTGACGGATTCTGTTAAACGGGTGATAACGGGAGGACAATTTAACGTATGACCGCAACGATTGCCCCCATTGCTGATAAAGCTCTTGATGACAGCGGAAAGTTCCGCCCGTCGTGGATTGTGTATTTTTCCGAAGTAAATCGCGGTGATGTTGGCACAACATGGACACCAGTTATTACAAACTTGACCGCTGTTGGCACGCCGACCATCACGGGCGTGTATTATCAAAATGGCGGGTTTACAGATTTTGCCGTTAAAATTGTTCCTGGAACCAACACCAGTTCTACACTTGGAAGCACAACTATTGCGTTGCCGTTTACTGTTGTGGCGGACACTGTTGCCAATGTTGTGAATGGTGTTAACGCCGCGCAAGGTGTGGTGAACGCAAGTGCAAAAACAGTTTATCTACCAACATGGTCAGTGATTACTGTGCCAATAACAATCACTGGAAGGGTCAAAAACTAACTATGCTTAAAGATAGTTTTGGTGTAAAGTAACAACGGAGTTTTTGCTATGGATTACAAAAAAGACATCGAAGACATGGAAGACATGGAAGAGTCTGGTCGCGGAACTGATACCGTAATGGGGCATTTGTCTCTTGGTGAAGTTGTTATCCCGCGTGCATTTCTTGATGACCCGCAAGTTATGCAGGCGCTCAAAAATGTTTTTGATTCTACTGGGACAAATATGGCCGAGTTTACTGTCGGCGATAAATCAAACAAAATTAATCCTGAAACTGGCCAACCAGAGTTTTTTTTAAAAGGCTTAAAAAGTATTTTTAAAAGCCCTGTTGCACAAATTGCAGTTCCAATAGCGGCTAGTTTTCTTGCTCCTGGTATTGGAACAGCATTATCAAGTGGACTTGGATTGGGGTTAGGGGCTGCTGGCTCAACTGCATTAGGAGCTGGTGCTCTTGGTACTGGTCTCGGCCTGGCATCTGGTAAAAACATTGGACAGTCATTAAAGTCTGGGGCACTTAGCGGCGGCCTGTCGTATGGCGGCAGCATGTTGGCTGATGGTGTTGGCGACACGGCATTAGGACGCGCTTTCAGTGACGTAAAAGCAGGTGTAGCAGATACAGCGCTTGGCCGTGGTCTTAGTGACATTGGCAGGTCGGCATCTGGAGTGTTTGACAGTGTTGGAAGCGGTATCAATGACCTTTACCAGGGCAGTAGCGTGCAAAACGCCTTTAGAAGCGGTAGTGACGCTTTA